GTAGACGCTGCTTCTACCGACATCGTTATGGGTTATGCAACTGAAGCTGGTGTTACTAGCCAGATCATTGCTATCGAACTCATCCAAGGCGGCAACGCTGCTGCTTAAGTTAGCATAGAATAAGGAAGAACTATTATGCCACTATTAACTCCATCACAGGTGCATATCGACACCCCTCTGTCTAACTTGACACTGGCGTATGCACAATCACAAACTAACTTTGTCGCTGACAAGGTATTTCCAACCGTAGGTGTTGCTCGTCAGTCTGACAAGTACTACATCTATGACCGTGCCAATATGAACCGCACTGGTGACGTAAAGAAACTTGCGCCACGTACTGAGGTTAACCGCATTGGCATGACCATTTCCAACAGCAGCTACTTCGCTGATGTATACGGACTTGGAATGGACTTCGATGAGCAAACTATCGCTAACGAAGACGAAGTACTGAACATTCGTTCTGCTGGTGCTGAAACTCTGGCAATGCGCCTGATGATCCACCGTGAAGAAAACTTTGCTACAACATTCTTCTCTACAGGAGTTTGGGGTACTGAGGTCGCTGGTGCAGCTAATGGTGCAGGTACTCCTGTATACTGGAACGACTACACCAACTCAACACCTATCACTAACGTAACTGATGCTCGTCGTGCGATGCAACTGAAGTCGGGCGGCTACAAGCCAAACACTATGGTTGTTGGTAAGGTAACACGGGACGAACTCATCAATCACCCAGATATTCTGGCACGTTTGAATGGTGGTTCTACTGTATCTAACCCAGCGTTGATTACAGACGCTAAGTTGGCTGAAATCTTTGAGGTAGAAAACTTCTTCGTCATGGAAGCTGTCAATAACACTGCTGTCGAGGGTGCTGCTGAAAACAATGCCTTTATCGGTGGTAAACATGCTCTGTTGTGTCACACACCTTCTAGTGCTGGTCTGATGACCCCTGCTGCTGGTATGACATTCGCTTGGAATAATATTCCTGGTGCAAACAACTTGGGTATCACTGTTGAATCCTTCTCGGATGATGCACTGAAGCGTCAGCAAATCGCTGAACATATCCAAGTGAAAATGTCTTACGACATGAAAGTTGTTGGCGCAGACTTGGGCTACTTCTTTAAAGACATCGTACAATAAATGTACCTTGGTGGGGGGCTTAGGTGTCCCCTGCCTTACCCAACATAGGATACCCCGACATGCACCCTTCATACCTCGGCTGGCAGATAGACTGGCCTGTTTTCGTAAAGAGACCATTTACCTCAGACGGTAAGCAGTGGGAAGTTCAAGAACACTATAACTGGTTAAATCGTGGATTAGGATCAGAGTCTGTAGCTAGTTTATATCTTCAAGGCTTTATTCACCACAATAGAGAATTAGAGAAACAAGCTAAAGTTGGAGATAGGCTAAGTGAACTAACTGGCCCACAACTAGACAAGCTGATAGGACTTCTTAACGCAGAAGTAAAAGCTAACACTAACAGCACTAAAGAATACAACGACAAGAAAGTTAAGCAGTCTAAAATAGATGCTAAACAACGTGCCTTACTAAGAAGCTACCTTCGTAACAACAGATGGATCGAAGATAAGTTCTTTGAAATAAGAGACGGTATATTAGAAGACTAAAGCAGGAGTAGACGATGGGGTGGACATATGACCCAACAAATCTTGGAACGGCAGATGCAGCCCAACGTCTTAACTCTGTTAGGCTCTTAGTAGGTGATACTGATACTGCTGATCGTCAGTTAGAAGATGAAGAGATAACCTTTGGTTTAGGCCAGAATAATAACTCTATTTATCACACTGCTAGTTGGTCAGCTAGAACTATCGCCTCTAAGTACTCAAGACAGGTAACAACAGCTTTAGACGGTGCTTTAAGTGCTGACTACTCTGACTTAGCTAAACAGTACCTGTCACTGGCAGACACCCTAGAGTACCAAGCTAAGACTGCTGGTGGTAACATAGGTATCTACGCTGGTGGTATCTCTAAGACCGCTGTAGATGCTGTCAGAGATAACACAGATCGTATCAAGCCTTCTTTCCGCAGGGACAGGTTTAAGAACCCACCAAGCTACAATGGTGAAGACTACAACTCATCGTATGACTAAGGTAGGTTAACATGTCGTTTAGATCATATGACCTCCTTAACTTAGTTAATAAGTTTGGTGAACCTCTTACGCTTAAGAAGGTGACTACTTCTGGCACGTATAATCCTGCTAATGGTACTATCACTGGATCAGCTACTACTAATTATTCCTTTACTGGATACTTCTACAACTATGATAATGGTATAGCTGGTAACATTGATGAAATACGCAGAGGTACTCGTAAGTGCCTTATTTCCGCTTCTAGCCTATCTGTAGTACCAGATGATGAGGATCAGATAACAGGCAATGGAGATACAGTTAATATTTTGTCTGTTGTTACTATCTTCTCTAGTGGTGTTGCACTATGTTACATCTGTGATGTGAGGGAATAATGGCTAAGTTACCACAGTCTATTCAAGCAACCTTTAAGTCTGTAGAAGAAAAGATTAACAAGGCTGCTTCTAGGCAAGTTAAAGCTAAAGCTAAAGAGATAGCTAACTTCGTTACAACACCTAATATATCTCCTGTTTACTCTGGTGCATACATAGAGTCCTTCTCTATTAAGCCTAGAGGTGCTGGTGGTGGTCGTATGAAGCTACAGGGTGCTAGGAAGAAGTCTTCTAATCCGCAAGCCCACAGAGACTTAGCTAGGGACAACCTGTACACAGACATAGAAGCCCTTGGAAAAGGTTTGATTGATGGTTTTGTACTTAGGAATAGGTCTAAACACTCCCGTATTGTAGAGGATGGTCTGAGTAAAACCCCTGCCTATAAAGTATTTGAAAGAGTAAGGAACAAATTTGGTGGCTAGTATTCATTCAGACATTAGGGCAGCTTTAGAAAGCAAGTTAGCTGGTATCTCTGGTATACCTCCAATAGCTTTTGACAATGTACCCTACGACCCCACAACTGGTACTAGCTTCATCAAGTCTATGTACATTCCTGTTACCCGTACCCCTGCTGTAAGAGGCTTAAATCCTTCTCAGCGTTATGGTGGCATATACTCAGTAACAGTATATTGTCCAGAGGGTAATGGTCCAGCAATTGCTGATGGTATCGCTAACACTGTAATACAGAACTTTGAAGCTGCTACAGACGTATCACTAAACAGCTTTAACGTATCAATAGACTATGCCGAAAGACAACAAGGCTTCTTGGATACACCTTGGTACTATATCCCGATTAATATCGGTTGGTATATATACAATTAATAGAGGCGTAAGCCTTGCTCACTAGGAGAATAACACATGCCTACCTTCGCACAGGGTTCACGGTCTAGCCTAAGCTACATCACTGAGTCCACATTCGGAACTACCCCTTCTGGTAACTTCCAGAACATTCCATTCACTTCACACGGTCTTAACCTAACTAAAGACTTGGTTGCTGGTACAGACATTCAAGCTGACCGTATGCCTCGCCATGAACGTCATGGTAACAAACAATCTGCTGGTGACATTGTAGTTGACCTTCGTAAAGGTGACTTCGACCCATTCCTTGAGTCAGTCATGCTTAACACTTGGACAGACGCTAGTTCTAACGATTATCTGTTAGTTGGTACTACACCTAAGTACTTCTCTGTTGAAGACTACTCTGCTGACATTGATCAGGCTCGTTTGTTTACAGGACAGACTGTTTCCACTATGGGGGTATCTATTGCTCCTAACCAGATGGTAACTACTACCTTTGGTATGGTAGGTAAAGGTATGACTATTGGTGCCACACAGAAGACACAGGATGCAGCAAGTACTAACGCACCTTTTGATGCCTACTCAGGAGACCTACAGATTGGTAACAATGTAGCTGGACTTGCATCCTCTGCAATCATTACAGCTATTGACTTCAATGTAACTAATTCCTTCGCACCTACCTTCGTTGTTGGCTCTGATGAAGCACCAGCACTTGAGGTTGGTCGTGCAGAAGTTACAGGTACATTCTCCGCATACTTTGATGACGCTGCCCTGATTAACCGTTTCCTTAACGAGACAGAATCAGCTATTCAAGTGTCTGTCAATGACCCAACCGCTGCTAATGCTTACACCTTCCTATTCCCAAGAGTTAAAATAAACTCTGCCGATGTAGGTGTAGATGGGCCAACTAGCCGAATCATTAGCCTTGCCTTCACCGCACTGTACGATACGACAACTGCAAGTAACTTGAAGATTACTCGTACAGACACGTAATCCCTAGCTAGGGCGGGGGGCATTGGTGTCGGGTCTGATGCTCCCCATTTAAATCTACCCGACTAACCCTGACCCAAGGAACCTGACAATGGACTTAAAGAACTTAACACCGACCAGTGATACTGTAGACGTTACTATTGTACACCCTACAACATTGGAACCTCTGACTAACGATGACAAGTCAGAAATGACAATTACTATGTATGCACCCCACTCTAAAGAGTACAAGGGTATTTTGCATCATCAAACTAACAAACGGCTTAAGCAAGCCCAAGGAAAGAAGAAGGTCGATATTACGGCTGAGAGTATTGAAGAGGCTACCCTAGAAGTGTTAGTCAAGGCAACTAAGTCTTGGAATATCACATATGATGGTAAGAAGCCTAAGTACTCTGCTGACACAGCCAAAGAGATTTACGAACAAGTGTTTTGGATCAAGGATCAGATTGAGGAGGCTGTAGCTGACTCGCTGGATTTTACCAAGGGCTGATTAATGACCTAGTTGAGTTTGCTGAATTTAACTTCAAACTTAATCAGCGTGATGAATCTGGAACCACCGAGAGAGAACACTTGGAACAAGTACAAAGGCAGACAGGATTAGAACTAAAAGAATTGGATGGACCCGACTTCCCAACTCTTGTGGCTCATATCTGGTCTGCCTTTATTGCGTTAAGCAACTCAAGAACTGGTGGCTTTAGTGGCCCTAACCCGATAACATACGAACAAATAAAAGCATGGAAAGAACTAACTGACACGCCTATGACAGCTTGGGAAGTAGAAGCGGTTAAGAGGCTTGACGGAGTTTATATGAGGGTAAACAATGGCTGATGATATTATAGCAATTAATATTGAAGTTAGGGGTAAGAAGTCTGTTATAGATGCAGAAAAAGCACTTAACACTATGCAGAAGCAACTCCTTAATGTAGCCATTGCACAAAATAAAGGCACATTAGCAGAAGGCTCTTTAAGAAAAGCTAGGGTAGAAAGCCAACGCGCCCTTATGAAAAAAGGGGTGACTCTAGGTCAAGCCACTAAGGCAAGTTGGCAATACGTCAAAGCCTTGGAAGCAATGACCGCTGAACAGCTACAGTTTGCTAAGTCTCAACAAGCTGGTTCAAGGGGAATGAATAAGTTTGGTATGTATGCCCAACAAGTAGGTTATCAGGTTGGTGACTTCTTTGTACAGGTGCAGTCAGGTACTAGCGCACTTGTAGCTTTTGGTCAACAGGGTACACAACTTGCTGGTCTACTTCCCGGTGTTTATGGGGCTGTTGTTGGTATTGGCCTGTCAATAGGTACTATGTTGTTAAAGAGTTTATATGATGCTTCTGGGGCCTCTAAGACCTTTAAAGAAAGAATAGATGACTCTATAGAGGCTATGGATAAGTTTAAAGAAGCTGTTACAGTTGCTACCCAATCTACTGCTGAGTTAATTAATAGTTTTGGTGTATGGGGTAATGTTGTAAGACCTTTACTTGAAGATATAACCAAGCTAGAGCAGCTTAAAGCCTTTAAAATGTTGAATCAACAGTTTGATAATCTTACGATAGCAAGTAAAAGTTTTGGTGATTATGCAAGAGAAGCAATGGGGGGTGCCAATCAAGCCGTACAAGTTATGGCAAAAAGTTTAGGTCTTACAGTACAGCAATATTATGAAATACAAAAACAAATTGCGGGTATAAGAGACTTAGAGACAAACGCAGAAAGAATAACTGCTGCTGCTAAAATTAGAGACACTCTAAAAGCTACCTTTGGTACGTTAGAAAACATGCCTGATAAGATGCGAGAGTTTTACAGGCAGCTTACTCTAACCGTACTTACAGGGGCTGAGTTAGAAGCTAGTATGGGTAAAACAGGGGATCAGTTAGAGACCACTGTTGACAAAGTTCAGGACTTAAAAAGAAGCTACATAGAACTGTACTTTGCTAATAGGCAAGCTGCTGCCGACCAAAAGAAAGCTGATCAAGATGCTATAACGGCTATACAAGACGCTATATCTTTGCACAGAAAAGAACTTAGGAATAAGGCTGATATTTCTGCACTTGAGGCTGCTTATGGTAGTAAGTCAGAGCAGGTTGCCAAAAAGAAAGCTGAGTTAGCTAGGGATGCCTATGAAGAGTCACTTAAAGAACAGGGAATATTAGGAAAGAACCTAAAGGTAGAAATGGCTATATATGATGGTCTTATTCTCTCTTACAACATGAACAAAAAGATTACTGAGGAAAAAGACAGACAGTTAAAAGTTAGTGAAAAAATATCAGCTAGTCTTGTTAGCATGTCAGACGCAGAATATCAGATGTTATTGACATATCAAGCATACGGGGAAAGCAGAGTTGCAGGTGCTAAAGTCAATCCACCTGAAGCCCCAACAGGACCAAAAGGCAAAGAACCAACAACTATGGAAGGCCCAATCAAGGCTCTGGAAAGACAGATAGAGTTAAGTAAGGCTTTGTTTGGATTAGAGGGTGATGAACGTAGGCGTAAAGAAGTCTTTATGCAACTTGAGTTTCAGAATAGAGACCTCTTAAAGCAATATCAGGAAGACCCCGCAAGACTTCAAGCTATAGCAGATGAAGTAGCTGCACAAGAAAAACTAACAAAGGTATACGAAGAGCAGAGGCAAGCACAGGAAAGCCTAGCAGATAGTATTGCTGGTAGTATGGGCGATGCCTTCATGTCTATTGTTGATGGCACAATGTCAGTTAAAGATGCCTTTAAATCTATGGCTAGGGCTATCATAAAAGAGTTATACGAAGTCCTTGTCGTTCAACAACTCGTAGGAAGTGCTAAAGCGGGTAGTAGGTCTG